GGCAATTGAGCATCTTGGGCGGATCATCGTTGATCTTATTCCTAAAGTTTATTCGGAGGCCCGGATTATTCGGGTGCTGGGTGAGGATGGTTCTGAGGAAAACGTGCCCATCAACCAAAAATATGGTGAGCCAGAACAACCTCGCATTCACGACCTTGGTGTTGGTAAATATGATGTGGTGGTCAAGACTGGACCGTCCTTCACGACGCAACGTGAAGAAGCGGCCACGCAGATGATTGATCTAATCAAGGCATTCCCAGCGGCGGCACCGGTTTTGGGTGACTTGCTGGCGAAGAACCTTGATTGGCCGGACGCTGATGAGGTTCAAAAACGACTACAAGCATTGCTTCCTGCGAATGTCCAGCAGGGCAACCCAGAGGCAGAAGCACTGAAAGCCCAGCTTGAACAGGCAATGGCTGAAATCGAACGATTGCGGACTGATCAAGGAATCAAACAAGCAGAGGTTCGTATCAAAGAACAAGCGACCGAGATTGACGCATTCGAAGCGCAAACGGATCGCATGAAGGTAAACGCGGATATCCAAGGGATGCAGTCCGCGATGCCGATGCCGGGATCGATCCCCGGATTCTAATCCAGAGGAAAAACTAATGGAGAATGAAAACCTGGCGGGGAGCCCGGAAGGGTCCGCTGTGCCTGAAACCATGTCCGTAACGGATAGCATGGGAGATACGGCCACTGTCACCACGCAGGAAGAAGATGGTAGCGAGGAACTCCTCGCGGCGCTTGAAGATCAAGAGGGTAGCGGGGAAGAAGATGGCCCGTCCGATCTTGTTGATATCGAGTATGAGGGGAAATCGTTTAAGGTTCCGTCGCACCTGAAAGACGCATTTATGCGTGATCAGGATTACACCAAAAAGACCACCGAAGTTGCAGAGCAGCGGAAAGCGGTTGAGGCGAAACAGGAAGCGATTAAAGCAGAGGCCCAAGCACTTGCACAAAACACAAAGCAAGCGGCACAGGTCTATGCCTTGGAAACCCAATTCCAACAAAAGTTCGGCGGAGTAACGGATCAGCAGTGGTTGCAGCTTCAAGCGGAAGACCCTGTTGAGTTCCAGAAGTTACGCTTCGAACACGATTCCATCATCAACCAACACACCCAAGCCAAGGCGCAGCTAGAACGCTCTATCGGGGAACTTAAGCAGCAGCAATCGGAAGCGGTAGCCAAGCAGCGAGAGACAGCCCAGGCAGAGATGTCAAAGCGCGTGAAGGGTTGGAGCCCGGAGACGGACAAAGCGGTGAGAGATCACGCAGTCGCGTCTTGGGGCATTTCAGAAACCGATGTGGCCCATGTGCACAATCCCGCTCATTTGACGGTGATGCACAAGGCCATGCTCTACGACAAATTGTTATCCAAAGCGCAATCCAAGAAACCAGTTTCGGCGGAACCCGTTCCACAAGTGAAGGGCAGCAAACAGGCTGCACCTAAAGGCGTGAGCGACAAGATGTCTACCGATGAATGGATGAAGCGGAGGATGGCACAAGCACAAGGATAAATTCCAATGGGTAATGCTATTTTAACCCCGACTGCCGTAACGCGTGAATCGTTGCGTATTCTTCATCAAAAACTCAACTTTGTTGGCACGATCAACCGGCAGTATGATGATTCATTCGCCAAAAGCGGTGCAAAGATTGGTGACTCTCTGAAAATCCGACTGCCGAATGAATACATTGTTCGGACAGGTGCCACATTGTCGGCACAAGACACCATGGAAACCAGCACAACCTTGCAAGTCGCCACTCAAAAAGGTGTTGATGTCAATTTTTCATCTGTTGAATTGACGATGGACCTGGACGACTTTTCAGAACGTGTTCTTGATCCTGCAATGTCCGTACTGGCGGCTAACATCGAATTCGACGCTATGTCGATGTACAAAGATGTTTACAACACCGTTGCCAATATTGGCTCAGCGATGACCATTGCAAATGCGGCAAACATGAACAAGACGTTGACGGACAATCTTGCGCCGATTTCACAACGTTGCTTGAACATGAACACGCAAGACAACGTGGACCTGGTGGATGCTTCCAAAGGGTTGTTCAACGATCAATCCAAGGTCTCAAAGAACTACCGTGAAGGTCGTGTTGCCAGCAATTCGTTCGGTTTCAAGGACATCATGGAAAATACTTTGTGGCCACGTCATGCAAGCGGTACTTGCGCGGCTGTTACAGGCTATCTGGTGAATGGTGCTTCACAAACCGGCGCGTCATTGACGGTTGATGGTGGGTCCAACACGCTTGTGCAAGGTGATATTATCACGATTGCGGGTGTGAATCGGGTTCATCCTGAAACCAAAGCCGACACAGGTATCTTGCAGCAGTTTGTTGTAACGGCCAACAGTGGCGGATCAGCAACGTCTTTGGCAATCAGTCCATCACTTACAGCATCCGGCGCAAGCCAGAACGTGAGCGGGTCGCCAGCCGATAACGCGGCAATCTCCAAAGTAACTGGCGGCGCTTCTGCTACCAGTGGCGTAACGCTTGGTTACCACAAAGACGCTTTTGCCTTTGCAACGGCTGATCTAGTGATGCCGGACGATAAGGATTGGTGCGCTCGTGAAGTGTTCGATGGCATCTCAATGCGGATCGTCCGTGCATACGACATCAACACCGATAAGTTCCCTTGTCGTATCGATGTTCTGTATGGTTACAAGACGCTTCGTCCACAACTTGCCGTTCGCGGTGCCTTTAACTAAGGGGCTGGGAATATGGCGATTTCAACACTCACTGAATTAAAGGCGGCTATCACAAGTCGCCTGGGTCGGTCTGACCTTTCAGATGATCAACTCAGTGAGTTTATCGCATTGGGGGAGGCGTGGCTTAATCGCAAGCTGCGCCTCCTGTCCCAATCCACAACGACGACACCAACCCTTTCCAGTGGATCCGATAGCGTATCTTTGCCAGATGGGTTCGCTGAATTAATCAGCCTTCAATTCTCAGACAACTTTCTTTTAACGCAAATTCCGCTCGTTACTCTGGAAGAAGCGCTTTTGACTTATGCCGGGCGGCCAGAACGGTTCGCGGTGGCGGACAATTTCAAATTCATTCAAACGGCAGATCAAAATTATTCCTTGCGCTGCACGTACTATAAAAAATTCGATCTGGTCACGGATTCGACGAATTGGCTCCTAACGAATGTCCCGGATTTATATCTGGCGGCATCGATGGTTGAAGCCGCAGAGTACATCCGCAACGATCAAATGTTAGTCCGATGGGAGCGCAAGCGCGAAACAGCCTTGCAAGATGCAAACCGCCTTGATGCGCAATCGAAGCGCCGGGCGAAGATGCAAACCGACCCATCCCTATCCAAAACACGTCGATTTTACAACCGAGCAGATTTCTGATGGATTTAGCTTTCGGACAGTACACACCGGACCAGGCAAGCTTGGATAATCCGGGGTCGAACCTTGCCTTGAATACGGTTCCCAAGACCTTAACCAGCTTCGGGCCATTGAACAGCCTGCAATCGTTTAGTGATGCGTTGAGTAATCGGGCGCAGGGCGCTTATGCGATGAAAGACCCTTCCGGCGCGGTGTTTACGTTTAGCGCGGACAGTGATGATCTTTTCCGGCTTTCCGGGACCACATGGAACAATGTTTCTAAGTCTTCCGGTGCTTACACGGTCGGTGAGGAAGATCATGTTGAGTTTACCCAGTTCGGGGCGCGGTGTATCGCGGCGATGGGGCATACCGATGCTTTGCAAAGCTATGTGACGGGAACCAGTTCGGCGTTTGCTGATTTATCGGCGGGCGCACCAAAAGCCAAACACATCGCTACAGTTCGGGATTTTGTTGTCGTTGGTAACTGTGAGAATGGCGGGACAACTTATCCAAACCGGATTTGGTGGTCTGCGATCAACGATCCTACCGATTGGCCGACTATCGGATCTGCGGACGCGGCATCGAAGCAATCTGATTATCAGGATTTACCAGAGGGTGGAGCACTTCAAAGGATCGTTCCTTCGGTCGGTGGTAATGATGCAATTATCATTATGGAAAACACGATTTACCGGATGGTCTATGAAGGGCCGCCGACTGTATTTGGTTTTTATCCGATTGAGCAGCAACGGGGCACGGTAGCCCCGCAATCCGTCGTCACAGTGGGGCGTTTGGCGTTCTTCCTGGATGAAGATGGTTTCTACCGCTTTGATGGTGCCAGTTCCACGCCAATCGGGGCGCAGCGGGTCGATGTGACGTTCTCCCAGGCTGTTGAAGAAAGTTATTTCTATCGGATGACCGGCGCGGCTGATCCATCCAACAATCTGGTGATGTGGTCTTACGTGGGGAAGGGGTCGCTTACCGGGACGCCGGACAAACTGCTTATTTACAATTGGGAGTTAGATCGCTGGTCCCATGGCGAGGTCGAACTGGACATGCTTGCGCGTGATTTAACCGCGGGCTTTACGTTGGATCAGTTGGACGCCTTCGGGACGATGGAAACGCTTCCTTATTCGCTCGATTCAAAAGCATGGAAGGGTGGGCGGCTGATCCTGTCCGCTTTCACGACTGACAAGAAGTTGGGACGGTTTGAGGGCGCACCTTTAGACGCAACGATTGAAACACCGGAATTCGGGGGCAAGCGGGTCTTTGTTAAGGCGATACGCCCTTATGTCGATGGCGGGACGGTCACAACACTGCTTAGAACACGCGATACTCCGTCAGGGACGCTCTCTGATACGTCTTCGCGTGCTGTTGACGCAGATGGGCAGTCACACTTTACCACGTCCACACGGTACGCCAGGGCGCGGGTTAAGATCACTGGTGATTGGTCACATGCACAAGGGATCGATTTTGACGCTGATCAGGATGGTGAATTATGAGCCAAGGTTATCCAGTCCCGCCTGCGAATTATGAGGCCGAAGGTGGAAACGCCTATCAAAGGGGCGTTCAGTTAAAAGCGATCACAACAGCAGTCCGCGGTCTTATGCAAGGCCGCTCAAATAATGTCATCAATGTGACGCTAACAGAAAACACCACAACAACGACGGTCACAGATTCACGCATCACTTTTTGTTCCGCGATCCTGTTGCAGCCGACAACGGCAAATGCAGCGGCAGCTTTAGCAACAACATACATTTCAGAGACGGGCCGCCTTAATGGGTCGGTCACAATCACACACGCAAACAACGCACAGACAGACCGCACATTTAAAGCGGTAATCGTGGGGTAATATGGCTGGATATTGGGACGGCAACCAATTCATCTTTGATCGTCCGGGGCAAGAGGCGCAGGCGAACCCGTTGCAGTTTATCGGATCGCCAACGGTTGCTTCAGTGTCTGCTCCGACTTCTGCACCCTCCCCTCAACCATCCCTGTCTCAAAGCGTTCAATCTGGTGGCGCTGATACCGGCGCGACGGGCGATGAAAACGGCGATTTGTCCGGTATTGATGTAAACTATGGTTCTTTGGGCGATGTTGTTGGAACAATGGCCTTTGGACCGCTTGGCGGTTTGGCTGGTCGGGGTTTAGGCACTCTGGCCGATTACTCTAAGGCCGAAAGTATGCTGTCGGGTGCGGATTTAAGTTTCGGTTCAGCCTTCTTTGACGGGGTACTTGGGCCAATAGGTGACTTGTTCGGTACAGAAAGTTTTCAAGAGCAAATCAACGCCCTTGATCCCCTTACGAAGGACCCGAAGCTATCCCTTGAAATGGGCTTGCTCGACAACGTTGCACCGGCGACAGGTCTCTTTGATGGTGTTGATTTCTCAAAAGGCTTTTCCAGTACGTCAGACGTAGCACAACAGGCACAAGCGGAAGCGTTCGCCCGGGGGAACGAGAGTTACGGGCCGGATATGCCTGGGAATGGTGGGACGTCTGGTGGTGGTCTTTGTTTCATCACAACAGCGGTATGCAAAGCCGATGGTAAACCAGACGATTGCGACGAACTGGAAACCCTTCGCTGGTTCCGGGATAACGTGCTTTTGAAGCATCCTTTAGGTCCTGATTTGGTCAATCTTTATTACCGTATGGCCCCTGAGATTGTTCGCAAGATCGATGCAAAAGACAGCAGCGATGCAATCTATAAATTATTGCGGGATCGTTTCATCCTGCCAGCGGTTAAGGCTGTGAATGAGGGTGACAATCAGCGGGCGTTTAACATCTACGCATCGATGGTTCGATATTGCCTGTAAGCTTTTGGGGCGTTCAAAGAGAACAAATATCGGGGGCTTGGCCCCTGGTTGAAGGCAAACTTCAATCTGCTCTGGATTATGGCACATCGACCATAGCGTTGGAAGAACTATGGTTGGGTTTTTTGGACGGCACCTATCAACTTTGGTGCGCCTGGGAAAAGAATTCGGTTTTGGGTGTAGTTGTCACAAAGATCATTGAAGGGCCAAAAGGTAAAACATGTCGCTTCGTGATCGTCACGGGTGAACGGCTGGATAGCTGGCC